TTTGTGTACCGAATCAAAAAGGTTGACAAATAATAACAATGGGTATATAATTCAATAATCAACTTTAAACACGGAGTTAACTATGAAAAAGTCTCTTTCACTTATCGCAGTAGCAGTTGTGCTTACCGCGTGTTCGAATACAGGTTTTAAAGCACCTGTGTCTGAGCAAAAACTAGCCACGAGTTTTGTCTCTGAAAAAATCAAAATTGAAACCAAGTGTGATTGGTTCGGTCTGGGCAATGATTGTAAAATTGTTGCTATTGAATCTGTGGGTACTGCACCCGCAAACGGTGGCACCACAATGAATCGTAAGACCGCATTGATTCGTGCCGAAATGAATGCCAAGTCTAATGTGGCAATGTTCTTGAACGACCAGGTATCTACTACCCGTGTTCAAACTACAATCGCAAAGAATATTGAAAAAGCTAAAGACCGTGTCAATTCAGGCAAGGACGATGGTACCACAGTTGAAATGACTGACCAAGAAGCTAAGAATATCTCGTTGCGTGAAAACACCAACGACACAGCTATCCATCTAACTGAAACTGTTCGTACATCAGCATCGGCAATCTTGCGAGGTTTTCGTAAGATTGATGAAAGCGTGATTGGCGACCAAGAAGTTGCTGTTACTGTTCGTTGGGATTTGCAATCCAACAACTCTCGTAAACAACTTCTCCAGTTGATGCAATGAAACAATTAATCACGATAGCCATGCTGTCTTTGTTGACGGCATGTGCTAGTAACCCGTCAATCAAAACATCAGGTGATATCAAAGGTCAAGAGACTATTCGTGTCATTGCCTCAGGTAATACACCAGATGAAGCAAAGCGTAACGGCTTTCGTAGTGCGATTGAAATTGTAGTAGGTTCTGTTATTGTAAGCGAAAAAGAAGCATACAACGACAGACTATTGAAGAACCAAATCATTGAACACAGTGCAGGTTATGTTGATGATTTTAAAATCATTAACAAATACCCATCTGGTTCAGGTGTTACTATGGTAATGGATGTAACTGTCAAAAACAGTGTCATTGCATCTAAGTTACTGAATCGTAGCGAACCATCAAATATCAATGGTGAACGTTTGGATGTTCAATATAAGACTTACATGGAAGAGCGTAGTACAGGTGATGCGTTCCTTCACACTGTCTTGAAAGATTATCCATCTAAGGCATTGAATGTGCAACAAGGTAAAGTTGAATACATGTTGAATGGAGATAGAGGTACGGTATTTGTCATTCCATTTGTCGTGCGCTGGAACTATAATTATGTTAAAGCGTTAAATGAAGCATTGAGTAAAGTTCAAGACGCCGGATCAGACCGATTTTTCAATCCTAAGTGCATGTGTTACATATCACCTGAGCGTATTGTTGTAATGGCAAAGGATCCTAAAGATTGGTTGCTTGGCTCTAAGAATACATATCATTTTAACGACAGTGTTCGCGCCAATAACATTACGAGTTATTTAAGTTCTAAGCCCTATGTGAAAATTAGTTTCATCAGTCATTCAGGCAGAAAACTACAAGAAAACTGTGTTGGTTCTGATTACGTTTGGGCTAGTGTTCGCAACTCAGGCTTATTTGAAGTGTGGGGCAATGTAGTAGAAGAAGGTAAAATTACAGTTGAAGTAAGACGAGGCACTCCTTTGTACAAAGACATGGATAGTCTAAATCGTATTGAAACGACAATGGTCGCCTCAGATAAGTGTAATAGTTGATTTTGTTCTGGTTGTAGTATACAATGATAAGTATAATATAACCAGAACTTTTCATGTCAGACGAAATTAATTTAAGCCATTGTAGCTTCTGTGGCAACAGTAAAGAAGCCGTAAAAAAGTTAGTCGTAGGAGACAAAGTTGCTATATGTAGTGACTGTGTTGAATTGTGTCAGGATCTCATTAATGATGAGCAAAAAGAACCTGAGGTAGTTGACCAACCTCAGTATGACCCTGAGATAATTTGCGAGTATCTTAAAGAAAGAGTTATCGGTCAAGATGACGCAAAAAAGGTTCTAAGTGTAGCCATCGCCAATCACTATAAAAGAATTACAAACCCTCCTAAAGACTTAGAGATTCAAAAGGGCAATGTTCTTATTGTGGGTCCAACTGGTAGTGGTAAAACATTACTTGCTAAGACTGCCGCACAATATCTCAAAGTGCCCTTCGTTGTAGCAGACGCAACGAGTTTGACAGAAGCAGGGTATGTAGGTGATGATGTAGAATCTATGATATCCATGTTAGTGAATGCCGCAGGTGGTGATGTATCATTAGCAGAGCGTGGTATCGTATTCGTAGATGAAATCGATAAAATTGCTAGAAAAGGCGAGAGTTCAAGTATTACCCGTGATGTGTCGGGCGAGGGTGTACAACAAGCATTGCTTAAATTGATTGAGGGAACTACTTGCAGAATCCCCAATCAAGGCGGGCGCAAACATCCTGGCAGTGATATGAATGAAATCAACACTAAGAATATCTTGTTCATTGCTGGCGGGGCATTTGTGGGGTTAAAGGAAATTGTTGCCGGTAGAGAAAAAGGAACTAGCATTGGGTTTAGTGCTAGTATTAAGGACAAAACAGTTGAGGGCGATTTGAGTAAGGTTACTCCCGACGACCTCACTAAGTTCGGTATGATTCCTGAGTTCATTGGGCGTTTCACCACAACAGTAAGCATCCAGAATCTATCAAAGGAACAATTAGTCAAAGTATTGACAGAAGTTAAGAACAACTACATTAGCCAATACAAGTATCTGTTCAGTTTGGACAACATTAAACTAGAGTTCACCGAAGAAGCCCTAGAATTGATGGCAGAAAATACACTAAAACTAAAGACCGGTGCCCGTGGTCTGCATACTGAGATTGAGCGAGTACTAATGCCACACATGTATCATGTTAGAAAATACCGTGAAAATAACATTACTGAGCTAAATATAGATGAAGGAAATGTTTTAGACCCAAAACCATTAATATGAAAAAAGGCAGACGAGTTTACGTTAACGACGGTAATGTAGAAAAAGCATTACGTAAGTTTAAAAAGAAAATCACAGAGCAAGGGCTCCTACAGGAAGTTAGGGACCGTCAAGAGTTCGTGAAACCAACAACACAACGCAAAATTAAAGCTGGACAAGCCAAAAGCCGCTGGAAGAAACATTTGCGTAGTCAATCACTTCCCCCAAAACTATTTTAACCAAATAATATACAAATATTTTACGCAAACGTGTAAAATATATAAGTACTGTAGATGCTGTAAAGGTCTACAGTTTTTAAATCTTGCTTTTTAAAGGAGAAACAAATGAGCAAAGTCATAGGTATCGACCTCGGTACAACCAATTCGTGCGTAGCCATCATCGAGAATGGCGTAACAAAAGTAATCGAAAACTCAGAAGGCGCACGTACAACCCCATCAGTTGTTGCTTACACCCAAGATGAAATCTTAGTAGGTGCATCAGCAAAACGTCAAGCTGTAACAAATCCCAAGAACACAATTTATGCCGCAAAAAGATTGATTGGACGAAAGTTCAAAGAAGAAGCGGTACAAAAAGACATTGGCTTAATGCCATATCAAATCGTAGAAAACTCAAACGGTGACGCATGGGTAAAAGCACAAGATAAAGACTTGGCACCACCGCAAATCTCAGCAGAAGTTCTACGCAAAATGAAGAAGACTGCCGAAGATTATCTTGGTTCAGAAGTAACTCAAGCAGTTATTACAGTTCCTGCATACTTCAATGATAGTCAGCGTCAAGCAACTAAGGATGCAGGTAAGATTGCCGGTCTAGAAGTATTGCGTATTATCAACGAACCAACAGCGGCTGCATTGGCATACGGTGTCGATAAAGAGAGTAAGCAGGATCGCAAGATTGCTGTATACGACTTAGGTGGTGGTACGTTTGACGTTTCAATTATTGAATTAGCAAACGTTGATGGTGACAAACAAATCGAAGTATTATCAACGAACGGTGACACATTCTTAGGTGGTGAAGACTTTGACCAACGTATTATGGATTACTTGGTTGATGAATTTAAGAAAGAGTCTGGCGTTGACTTGAAGAACGACACATTAGCGTTGCAACGTTTGAAAGAGGCATCGGAGAAAGCGAAGATTGAACTTTCATCAAGTGCCCAAACTGATATTAACTTGCCATATGTTACAGCAGACGCAACAGGTCCTAAACACTTGAACGTTAAATTAACTCGTGCCAAGTTTGAATCATTGGTTCAAGATTTAGTTGACCGTAGCTTGGCACCATGCCGTCAAGCAATGAAAGATGCAGGTGTGACTGCAAGTGACATTGACGAAGTTATCTTAGTTGGTGGTCAAACTCGTATGCCTAAAGTACAAGAAGCAGTTGAACAATTGTTTGGCAAAGCACCTCGCAAAGATGTTAACCCAGATGAAGCAGTTGCCGCAGGTGCTGCTATTCAAGGTTCTGTTCTAGCAGGTGACCGTACTGACGTTCTATTGTTAGATGTTACCCCACTATCATTGGGTATCGAAACAATGGGTGGAGTATTCACTAAAGTCATTCAAAAGAACACAACAATCCCAACTAAGGCTTCACAAACATTCAGTACAGCAGAAGATAATCAGCCAGCTGTTACTATCAAAGTTGGTCAAGGTGAGCGTGAACTATTCAAGTTCAACAAAATCTTGGGTGAGTTTAACTTAGATGGTATTGCACCAGCACCCCGTGGTATGCCTCAAATTGAAGTTACATTTGATATTGACGCAAACGGTATCATGCACATTAGTGCTAAAGATAAAGGCACTGGTAAAGAAAACAAAATCACTATCAAATCTGATTCAGGATTGAAAGAAGATGAAATTCAACGCATGGTTCAAGAAGCAGAAGAAAATGCCGAAGCCGACAAGAAACTTGTTGAGTTGATTCAAGCACGTAACGGTGCAGAAAGTACATACAACAACTTTAAGAAAGACTTTGATGAATATAAGGATCAAGTCACTGAAGAAGAACGTACTAAAGCAGAAGAAGCACTCAATGCTTTGACCGAAGCTATCAAAGGTGAAGATGTTGAAGCAATCAACAAAGCTAACACAGACTTGTATCAAGCAATTGGTCCAATCACTGGTAAAAAGTATGAAGCCGAAGAAGCTAAAAAGAAAGCTGAAGGTACATCAGAATCTAAGGCAGATGATAATGTCGTAGATGCAGAGGTTAAGGAAGCTAAGTAACCTCAACTAAAGTAGGGTGCCGCATAGGGCGGGCCCTACAACATTTCTTGCTTATTTAAGGAGATTAAAAATGACAGATAGAAATACATTAACATTACGCTCGTTGGACATTCCAACTATTCACAAATTTGGAATCGGTTTCGATTCTATGATTGATGAAATGATGAGAATGGGTTCAACCCAACAATCACTAAACTACCCACCGCACAATGTCTTAAAGATTGACGATAATAACTTTGTTGTACAACTTGCAGTAGCAGGCTTTGACGAAGGTGATGTCCAAATTAGTGTAGAAGGTCAAGTATTGACTATTTCGGGTAGCACAAACAAAGATAACAAATACGGTGCAGAATATTTGGTTAGAGGAATTAGTATGCGTAATTTTGAACGTACCTTTACTTTGGCTGAACATGTCGAAGTAAAAACAGCAGAAGTTACAAATGGTATTCTATCAATCGAATTGGAACGAATCATACCAATTGAGAAGTTACCCAAGAAGATTGATATTAAGTACAATAAATAATATAATATAGTTGTTATCAACACTGTGGGTAGGAAACTACCCACACTTCGGAAACTAATATGCCACAAACAGATACAAGTACTAAAATCACAATCAAACCAAATACTACAATCGTAGAACCCCCAATGTTTAAGGTCATCTATATGAATGACGACCTAACAACAATGGAATTTGTAGTTTCAAGTTTGATTGAGCATTTTAATTATACAAACGACACAGCAGTGAATATCACTACTGGGATCCATGAATCAGGATCAGCGGTAGTAGCAATTTTACCGTATGAGATTGCAGAACAAAAGGGAATTGAAGTAACACTTGATGCACGTAGTCAAGGCTTCCCTTTGCAAGTTAAGATTGAAGCAGATACTTAAAGTTCAATCTCGAATCGTTTAGCCCAGTAAGGGCTTTTACGATGTGATGAGTTATTAATATAGTGGATGCCCGATTTTATGGCGTCCACACTTTTTTCGTAGCTACCAAAAACCCAATGAGTAATTTTCGATTCAGTATCATTGGTCAACGCAAGTGTAAGACCTATATCGTCAGTTAACTCGGGTACTTCTCCGTAGTACAATTCTTTGTCCGGCACTGAATGACTAATCATCACAATCTTTTTAACATCAACGTGTAACTGTAACTTTTCTACCGTACTGCAAATGTAACTTAGGTCTTCATGGTATAGCATTTCATACCTAATTTGTTCAATACTATCTACCGGGTTATAATTGCCATACCAGCCGTTGCACCCGACTAATGCTATACTATCAACAACTACCACGTTGTTATGTAAGTATACCACGTTCTTGTAATTCTTACATAGTTTAGTTATTTCATTGACTCTTTTGTGATGATCCACAAGTGATTCATATTCCCCAGATCCGTCGATATAGAAAACTCCGTGGTATAACTTGGACAAATGTCCTAATGTATCTTGCACTATTACTTTGTCAGAACTTATGTTACCTGATATTATGCAATACAGACTAGTTGATTTACCCTCCCAATTGAAAGAGTCATCCTCAGTTAAGTTCAAATCGCTTATTATGTCAAAGCCAATATTCATTATACTATTTATATGGCAAAAGGGACATTGTCCCTTTTATAGTAGCATATTATAAATTATGCTTTTGGCTTTTTAGCCTTTGGGGCTGCCTTTGCTTTTGCCGGAGCTTTTGCTTTTGCTGGAGCTTTTGCTTTTGCTGGAGCTTTTGCTTTCTTGGCTGCTGGTTTAGCTGCTGGCTTTTCCTCTACTACAGGCGCAGTTACGGGTGCAACTTCAACAGTAACAGGGGCTGCCTCTACTACAGCTTCTTCTTTCTTGCGTGTAAACAAGTATGCGGCGGCTGCAACAATAACAGCGATTCCAATGATATATTCCATGTTTTTCTCCTTGTACAAGTTAAATGGACAGTTTATTTAGTATCTATATACTTAGCGCAAAAATTTTCGGTTAAATACGTAATCATGCTATTGACTAACTTAGAGCTTAGGGAGTTTATGAGTTTACCATTGCCCACTAGAAGTGAGCAGAAGCGCCTATTATTTCGTCCTAGCAAGCACCTAGTCCATCACACGTATGAACTCATAAATCACGAAGTCTTTAACAACTCACTACCCAAACCTAAAATAGAGATACAATCACATTGTCGCAAATACTGGGGAATGTGCATGGGTCATACATATAGAACTGTTACGGGTAGTTATTGTACTATTAGAATGATGGACAAATTCTTTTGCCCTCAATGGTTTATAACTACATTAGCACACGAAATGGTGCATCAATATCAGTGGGATATTATAGGTCCTGAAAGAGAGCAAGAAGGTAAAGATTGGTTAATGAGTCACGGTCCTAGCTTCTTTCAGTTCCGTAATGATATGAGCTATCACGGGATATCATTAAAAACGGCGCATTCTCAGCGCCGTTGGTTTAAACATCAGGATTTGTTTAAGGCTTGATGTTCGGGTTCTGAACTACATTACCGTTTCTGTCAACTAAGACAACATCTTTAGTGCCACTCTTACCGATACCACGTGTCAATGTAACACCCAATGTTCTCAATCCTGGGAGAGGATTGTTTCTATCTTTGTTGTTACGAATCAACCAGACCATCATGTGACTTTCTGGGATTTCTTCTTTTGTCGTGATAACAGCGTGACATTGAACAAGAATGTTATTCTCTACTTGAGTGTAGTGTTCAGGCTTAAATGTTTGAATAACAACCCCACCTTTTGGATTCAAGTCAGCTCCGAAGATAGCATTCATTGCTTCTTCTTCTGTTGGCTCTACTACGATTTCTTTGTTCAATGCGTAGTACTCACGACCTGCGTCATCTTTAAATTTCTGAAGTTGAATCACTCCTTGTTTTTGTAATCTTGCTAAGATTTCTTTTGCTTTCGCACCGAACAAACTGTCAGCACTTTCCCACATATCAGCATCTAGTTTTTTGATACTGATTGGCAATTGACCTTTGCTACTAGACAATACTACATCGGCTTTTTTGCGTTCTGCTGTATCACGACCTTTAATGTCTACGTTAGTGCAATTCTTAATAGTCATCTTCTTACCACGAGGGTCTTGGAATGTGATATTAGCAGTACCGTAACGTTGAACTACTGATTCAATGAAACTAGCCAATTCAACTTCATTCGCTACACCTGCACTATTGTCACCTTGTTTACCGATATCTTTAACTAATACAGCGATTGGACTATCATCGAAAACGATACCACCCAAGCTACCTAGTTTTGTTGACATTATGTACTTAGGGTTGAATTCGGGTAACAACTTCTGCAATCCAACTAATACATCATCCATAACTGATTTACGGAATTCGTTCTTCTTTGCACCATCGGGGATTTGGACTAGAACCTGAAGTTTGTTTCCAGTGACCTTGATGTGTTCACTTTCAAAACCTAGTTTACCTAATGCTTGTGTAACTTGGTCTCTGCCCAAAATAGGCAATTCTGTTACTGGATTGGGTGCTTTCTCAGCCAAAACAGTTGCAAATTCCGTGTATCTCATATACAATCTCTCAAAGTAGTTAATGAAGTGCTCATTATAGCACCGATTTAGTATTTATCGCAATTTTTTTAAAAAGGAATCTTATGAGTTTAGTCCCCATTGTCGTAGAAACAACAGCTAAAGGTGAGCGTAGCTATGACATTTATTCACGATTGATGCGTGACCGCGTGATTTTGCTAGAGGGCGAAGTTCATGACCGTATGGCAAACTTGATTGTTGCTCAACTATTGTTCTTGGAATCAGAAGATGCTACGAAAGATATTTCTATGTATATTAACTCGCCTGGGGGAAGCGTCACCGCAGGGATGGCTATCTACGACTGTATGCAATTTATTAAACCTGACGTTCAAACGATTGTTATGGGCCAGGCTTGTTCTATGGGTTCTTTGCTTGCCCAGGCAGGAGCGCCAGGTAAGCGTTTTATGTTACCTAATGCCCGACACATGATTCATCAGCCCTCTGGTGGCGCACGTGGTATGCAAAGTGATATCGAAATCAGTTACAAAGAAATCACTTACTTGAAAAAGCGTTTGACTGAAATCTATGTTGAACACAATAGTAAAGGCAAAACATACCAAGATTTTGAGCGTGATATGGATCGTGATAAGTTCATGTCAGCACAAGAGGCATTGGACTATGGTTTGATTGACGAAATTGTAACAAAACGAAAGTAAAAAGATGACTGAGAAAAAGACACCTAAGGTTGAGTTTGCTCCCGGATGCTTTGACCAATTCGATGGAACTCAAGAGGAGCTAGATGAGCTTGTGGCAAAAATTCAGAAGATGGCAGAGAGTGGTGAGTTGGTAGAAAATGCCGTCTTACTTGAAGATTGCATTGATGACTTATCAGAGGAAGAACTAGCGGAACTTTTTAGCCAACTCCCATCTGAATACGACGGTCCCCAGACTCGACATTAAGTTGTTGCTTTTTAGCAACAGCGTACCCAAAACTTGACAATAAATGGTTTTGGGTATATAATATAGTCATATTCAGTTGATACAAGGAGTCGAAAATGGAACTATCAGCAGGCACCAAGATTCGTTATACATCAGCCGCAGGAACCCGTGACGCTGTAATCAAAAGTATTACAATTGGACCGACTGCTAAACCCGGTTTTATGAATACTTGGTTGACCCTTGAGATTCCTGTTCAGACTGGTGTAAAGTTTAGTACTACTGTACAAATTACAGGTGACAACAACAGCCTCAAAGCATTCAAAATAGAAAAAATGGCTTGACAATAAATGGATTTGGGTATATAATATAGTCATATTCAGTTGATACAAGGAGTTCTAAATGTCACAAGCTAATCAACCCTACTATGGTATGTTTACTGACTTCGGTAACGATGCAGTTGACGCTATTGTGCGTAGTGCAAAAGTACTCAAAATGGATTGGACTCAGGTTGTAGCAGAACTCCAAAGTCTAGCTGACCGTTTCCCTGAGGATTTCGGTGAAGCTACTGACACAATGGTTCGTGAAATGGTTTACGACAAACTTGGCTATTGACATTAAATCCAAAATCGTTTATAATACTTGTATTGAATCAGAAAAAGGAAAGAAATGATTATCAACTCAGCACCCCAAAACGAAGCAATCGTATCCAATGTCGGAGAGATTGGTGAGTTTCGTATTCGTAATAGTGCTAAGGCATTCAACATCCTGAGTTCAGGTTTGTATGCTAACAAAATTCGTGCTATCATCCGTGAACTGTCTTGTAACGCAGTTGATAGCCATGTAGCCGCAGGCAATACTGATACACCTTTTGATGTTCACTTGCCTAATCAACTAGAACCCTGGTTCTCAATTCGTGACTATGGTACAGGACTTAACCATGAACAAGTTAAAAACATTTATACCACGTACTTTGAGAGTACTAAAACAAACTCCAATGAATTTATTGGTGCTCTTGGTTTGGGCAGTAAGTCTCCCTTTAGTTATACTGACAACTTCACGGTTACCGCGGTTCAAGGTAACAAGAAAGGTGTCTACACAGCCTTTATCAACGAACAAGGAGTCCCATCAATCGCATTGATGATGGAAGAAGAAACCACAGACCCTGCTGGTGTCGAGGTTAAGTTTGCAGTTACCGAACGCTATGACTTTGAAAAGTTCCGTAGCGAAGCCCGTAGCGTTTACAAATATTTTAAACAACGCCCTGTCATTTCAGGTAGTGCAGGTTTTGAATTCACTGACCCTACATACTTAGACAAAGATATCATTCCAGGTGTGCATCACATTGATGGTCGTGGTTCTAGTTATGCTATCATGGGTAACATTGCATATCCAATTGAAGTTCCTCAGGCAGACACAACATTAGGTGAATTGCGTAATTTGCTACAATGTGGTTTGGTTATTGAGTTTGCAATCGGCGAGCTTGACTTCCAAGCAAGTCGTGAAGGCTTGTCATACATTCCACAAACGATTGAATCCATCAAGCGTAAGTTGGAAGCATTGAACACACAATTGGCAGTGCATATCTCACAAGAGGCCGATAAGATTACAAACACTTGGGAAAAAGCGTTGTACTTGGATAAGCGTTATAACGATTATTTGTGGCAACAGGCTGTGAAAAAGTATGTTACTGATACCAAGTTTGAATACTTGTCATTTCAAAATGGTTGGAATCGTGTCCACCAATTCAAGTTGCTTGAGGAAGACTTAAAGAAGAATCACAATGTTTTGTTGCGTGGTTTCCAAAAATCTCGTAACTACAATGCTTGCACCAATATCAAGTCACGTTCTTCTATGAGCATGGTGAACAATCAAAATGTGTTCACACACTACTTTGATATCAGTATTAGCAATGACGCCCGTTTCGTTATCAACGATACAAAGATTGGTGCCACTGAACGTGCTAAGTACCATGTTAAGGAATCTGACATGTTGAAGGGCAAGGATGGTATGCAACGTGTCAACATGTATATTGTTGAAGCATACGACAAGACCAAGCCAATCGATGTTGCTGGGTTGAAAACATTGTTAGCTAACCCACCTGAATCGTACTTTATGAAGGCAAGTTCATTGCTGGAAAAGGATCGTGCGAAGACAATGGGTAAGAACGTTACTATCATGCGTTTGGAAGAACGAGGTAACGGTGGCTACTATCGCCGAGGTGAAATGGTATGGCGTGATGCTGGTAGGGCTAGTGCGTTTTCCGATATGGTAACTTACTATTACATTCCACTGAGTGGCTTCACTGCGTTGGGTCGTACTACCGATGTTAAAGCATTGAGTAAGTATTTGCAAAACGGTAATGTGTTTGATGGTAACATCTATGGTGTGCGTAAGACTGATATTGAATATATCAAAACACAAAAGAATTGGGTTGAGTTGGACAGTTATGTTATTGACCAACTTAACAAAATGGATAAGGCAAATATCATGGGTTTGGTCAAACAAGCACTTGACATTGATGACCTAATCAGTTATAATTCTAGTTCTATTTTGAGCACTAGTCCTTATGCTAAACTTGTAAACACTTTCAAGGATGTACAAAAGATTGATTCTCAAAAGCAATACGCAATCGAATGGTTGAGCAAACAGTATGATGTTAAATCAGCAACAAATGTTTCACCTCAGGCATTGATTGATAAGTACAAGCAGGAAGCGAATGATATTATCAAACGCTACCCATTGTTGAAACATGTTTCGGGGTATTCAGTTAACAAGGAAGCTGTTGCTGAATATATTAATTTGATTGACCAGACTAAAGGAGTCTAAAATGAGTTTTCCGTTTATCATTCAGGGTAACAATGTTACCGTAGTTATCGGCAACAAGCCACACACAATTTCTAAGACACACATTACCTATCAAAAGGTTGTTGATGCTATCAAAGCAGGTGATTGGGAAACTGTACAAAATGTGATTGAGCCAAAGAAAGTCGTATTGGACTTTGGTCAAGGTCGGGTGTCCGTCAAGGGCGAAACACTCTACTGGGACAACGAGGAGTTCAACGGTGCGTTGGCAGTTCGCATGATTCAAATGTTGCAAGAAGGTTTCACTATCGAGCCTCTTGTTAACTTTATGGAAAACTTGATGCAGAACCCAAGTAACCGTAGTGTTACTGAGTTGTATGCTTTCTTGGAAAAGAACAACTTACCAATCACTCCTGATGGTCACTTCCTCGCATACAAGCGTGTGCGTGATGACTACAAAGATTGTCATTCAGGTACTATGGATAACAGTCCCGGTCGTATTGTTGAAATGCCTCGCAACAAGGTTGATGATAACCAAAACAACACTTGTTCACATGGCTTGCACTTCTGTAGTGAAGGCTATTTGAAGCATTTCGGTGGTGCTCGTACTGTGATTGTTAAAATCAACCCGGCAGACGTAGTGTCCATTCCTAACGATTACAACCAAACTAAAGGTCGTGCATGTCGTTATGAAGTGATTGGTGAAGTTGGTGTCAACCCAGAAGATAAGGATGAGTTTACTCAACCAGTTCAGGCTAACGCTAACAACAACATCTATGTTGCACCTACCAAGACAGGTGACAGTGACTTCTATCGTGGTTACACTGACGGCTTTGAGATTGGAACGTATGATGGTTCTGGTAAGGACTACGCAGAAGGTTTTGACAAGGGATTTAGTGACTCTCAAAATGGTGTCACAACACCTCGATATCAGTATCAAGCTACTCAAAAGAGTACATACCCTAACGTATCTTGGCCCTCTAGTCCAAACAAACCTTAAACAAAATGGGCACTAGTTGCCCATTTTTTAACACAATAAATCCTATTTCGTGTATAATATACACATATTATTAAATAC